GTGAGAAGAGTAACGGCATTGCACAGGCTAAAGACACTGCTGGGAAGATGTTGGCTCAATCCGATTGGATGGTAGTTGCTAGTGTGGAGCGTGGCCGAGCAGTGGCAGAGGATTGGGCCGAATACCGTGCAGCAGCGATTGCCGAGGCGGATCGTCTGGAAGGCGAATACAACGCTGCTGAAAGCTACGAAGACTTTGATAAGATTAAACAAGAATGGCCGCTAGACCCAAACCAACAAGCCGAGCGTGACCGGATGGAAGCTGAAGAGAAGGAGCAAGAAGATGGCGGAGTATGATCCTAATTCATTGTCGGCGCAACTGGCTCGGATTGAGTCTCGGCAGATACACATAGCCTCTCGTCTTGATGAAATTGCAGAGCGGATGAATAATCACTCATTAAGATTAAAGTATTTAGAAGAGTTTCGTTGGAAACTTGTCGGCGCAATTGGACTGGGATCAGCGGGTGGAGCGGCAGCGTTTAGTAAGCTGTTTGGTGGAGAGTAATATGAAAGATAAACTAAAAAGCAGAAAGTTGTGGGTCGCCATTGGCGGCGTTTTAACCGTATTGGCAACTGAGTGGGCGGGAGTCTCACCGGAAATGTCAGAGCAAATTATCGGCGCAGTAATGGTCATTGTCCCCGCCTATATCGGCGGACAGGGCATCGTCGATGCAGTGAAGGAATACGCTACCAAAAAGTGATAGTTGATCTCCTAGCCGCTCTTCGCGCAGTGCCAAAGATATTGGACGCGCTGGAGCGGTTGGGGGACATCCACACGGCACACGTTGCACGGCAAAGGAAAGATGAAAAAGATAAAGCTGTTATTGATCTTATTACTGCTGCTCGTGAGCGGCGGTTGCGGCGTGAGCGTGAAGCTGGACGGATTTCGGGAGATAGCGGAGAGGCATCCGCTGGGGATGGAGCAGGTGACGGAGAACAGTGAAAGTCAGGCATTAGTTATAGAGCTTGGGAAATACATAAACGAACTAGAACGTAGAGTTGAGGCAGAATAATGGGTGATTTACAAGGAAGCACAGTAGCCAGTACCTACTCACAGCTTTTAAACGTAGCCAGTCTGGATGGCACATTTAGAAACGTAACCAACGGCAGCGGCACTGGTAGCGGGTTGACGCTTTCGACTACCGGAGTTCGCGCTGGCACTCTGAATGCAACTGGGGCTGTTACGTTCGACACCACGCTGGGGGTCACCGGACTTATTACGGCAAGCGGAGGCTTAGCTGGAAACGTAACTGGAAACGTAACTGGCAACGTAACTGGCAACGTAACTGGAGATGTAACCGGAGCGGTTACTGGAAACGTAACTGGTGACCTAACTGGGAACGTCACAGGCAACGTAACTGGCTCTGCTGACACGCTAACAACTGGCCGCACTATTTCGGCTACTGGAGACATAGCGTGGACTTCCGCTGCATTTGACGGCAGCGGGGATGTTACTGGTGCTGCAACACTTTCTGACGATGCTGTAACCACAGCTAAAATTGCTGACAATCAAGTTACTGGCGCAAAGATAGCAATGGGTAGCGATGCTCAGGGTGACATTTTGTATTACAATGGAACCGACTATGTTCGGCTTGGTGCTGGCACTTCTGGTCAAGTTCTCCAGTCTGGAGGGGCGGGAGCCAACCCTAGCTGGGTAGATCAAACAGCGCAAAACCCCTCTGTTTCTCAAGTTGACTTTAAAGACTCAAACGATAGCGGAACTTTTACAGTCCCATCTGGCGTCACCAGAGTTAAGGTTTCAGTGCAGGGAGGTGGAGGTAGTGGACACAGTACAGGAGCAAATAACGCCGGAGCAGGTGGAGCTTACTTTGAAAAAACATTCTCAGTTTCCGCAGGAGACACGATACAATACAGTGCGGCCAATGGAGCTGGTGGTGGCAGCGCCGGAAATGCAAGCTCGATAACTTACGATTCGACAACCTATACGGCGGGTGCGGGACAGGCGGGGTCTTCTTCGGGCTCCAATTCAGCTGGTGGAAGCGTTAGCGGAACTGTCGATATATCCGTAGCAGGAAAGGACAATCACGCTGGGGGTATAGCTGGATCGCTTTCCTATTCTAAATACGGAAATGGCGGTTACACCCAATTTAACAGAGCCTCCCAGTACGGCCAAGGCGGCTACGTCAAATTTGAATACTAATGACACTTACAGAACTATCTAACTTTGTTACGACGAAGCTTTCGGACACCGACAGCTCGTCTGTATCTGTCTGCAAAGACTTTATCAATCGCCGCTACCAGATGATCTGGGATAGCGGGCTGTGGGACGAGACGCTAGGTGTTGCATCTAAGGCCGTTGCTGCACAGGACACAGAGATTGTGCTGGACTCTACGCCCACAGTTACCTTTTACCAAAGCTCTTCTGCTCCCACTACTAAGATTGATTTTCCTGTGGCTATTCGGTTTACTGAAACCGGAGACACTGACGGGGTAAACATCTTTAACGAAGAGTGGGTTACGTTTTTCCAGCTTGATCCTAATATGTGGGAGAATGTTTCTTCCCGTAGGGCCACCCCAACCAACTTTGTCAACCTCCCGAAAGACGGAGGTGGCAACTGTCGAGTCAAGCCTGTGCCAGTACCGGACAGTGCTGGCACTCTATTTGTGTTAGGCAAGCTAAAGTGGGTTGCATTGGGTGACAATGATTCCCCAGCACTTAACGGAATTGACAATGCCCTACTTGCCTTTGCGGAAGGCGATATGCTTGAGCGTTCGCGTCAGTATCAAAAAGCCCAGCTTAAATTTACTGAGGCTGCATCGCACATCCAGATTATGCGCGACCTAGAGAATGGTCAGAAACAAAACATTAGCCGAATAATCCCGCACACAGAGCAAGAGATTAACTTCCGAGATGTTGTAAGCTAATGCCTATACAAGAGAACAGCCAGCTTGACGATCAGATTGCCTTCGATGGAGACGTATCATTCTCCGGCGGTCAGGCAAGTAACGTGCGTAAGAACACGATTGCCGAGGGTGCTTACTCTATAGGGAAGAACACTGACTTTGACACCTTTGGCAACATTGTGAGCCGCAAAGGCGTGGCACAGTTAGTTGGTGATGTTGTTGATTCGGTTTGGGGAGACATAACGACAACGTGGGAAAGCACTACCTTTTTGTGGACTTCTAACTTTACCGGATCGGTTAAGTCTATTGCTTATTTTGACACGCCCACAATCGAAAAAATTGTTGCAGCAGAATCAGATACGTCTGGGTCAACTTACAAGATTAAGATTATTGGTGACACTGGCACTATTGGGGATACGGGCGGCACATTTAGCTCAACAGCAGATTCGGTTTACTTTGCTCAACTTGTTGACCGGATGTATTACTGCGATGGGGTGGGGAGTCTGGCTTATGTTAATGACTCCTCTGCTTCCCAGTCAATTACTGTAGGGAAAATAACCAGCGTCGAGATGACTGAAATCGGGAGTGGCTACACGTCAGCCCCCTCAACATCCGCTGGCACATTGACATTTTCTGCGGGCAGCGGTTCTACGGCCACAGGAACTGCTGTTTTGGGGTATGGTGGCAAGGTTCAGCGCGTAGACATTGTTGACGGTGGGAGTGGGTACTCTGCGCTTACCCCGCCTACAGTTTCTTTTTCCGCTGCCCCAACTGGAGGAGTAGACGCTAAGGGCATTGCTCACATATCTCAAACGCCAGACAAACCAAAACTACTTACCTCCCACACTAATAGGTTATTTTGCACATCTGCTGATACCGCTGTCCCCAGCGATACGCTTTATGTTAGTGACATTTTAGACGGTGAGAGTTGGGATACTGTAGGCAACGCTATACGGGTTGGTGACGGTACAGGCGACCCGATAACCGCCATAGCTTCTTGGTACTCCTACAACTTGCTTGTGTTTAAGGAGCGCAGCGTGTGGGTTGTTGAGGCTAACCCAGCAGCAGCAGTCGCTGACTGGTCTATTAAACTGATTAACAATAGGGTGGGCTGCGTAGCGCACAGGTCAGTGCAGCAGGTTGGCTCTGATGTGTTTTTCCTAGCCTCTGATGGGGTGAGAAGCCTGTCTACGATTGAGTCTGGAGCGCAAACAGATGTTTCCACTCCCCTTTCCGCCCCTATAAATGATCAGTTCAAGCACAATACAGACGGGTTTCAGTCCAAATCTTGCTCTGCATTTTACGATAAGCGTTATTTAATCTCTATATGCTCTGACGGGCTTCAGGTTCCGAACCGCACATATGTCTATAACACTGAGCAGAAGTCTTGGAGCGGGTTCTGGACTGGCTGGCAACCCAATGACTTTGCGGTTACAAGTTTTAGCGGCAAGACCCGACTTCAGTTTGGCGATCAAACGGGCAAAATCTACACTTGGCTAAACTTTATTGAGCTAGATGACGAGTCTGAGAGTTTTTACCTAGACCAAACCACACCTTACGAGACTGAGTTGGTTACTCGTGCTTACAATTTTAAAGAGATATTTGCCCCGAAGACTGGGTATCAAGTTGAGTTCGATATGGACAATCAACTTGCACAAGACCAGAAGGTTAGCTTCTTTTTCCTGAAAGATATGGATGGGTACGAGTCCCAAATCTTGCAAGAAACCGGATATGAGTTGGAGACTGAAGAGTTAGATGACCTTACCCAGACATTCCTAGGGGAGCTTGCGTCCGATGTTGCAGTGGGCAACGGTAAGCGTCACTTTGTTAAGGGATTCAACTTATTGAGCAAAGGCAAGTTTGAGGACATACAGTTTGTAGTGGCTACAGACTCTGGCCGACTGTCTTTGCACTCCGTAAAAACGTCAGCATTCCCAGATACTATCAATCCACAGCGATGACACACCCAGAATCCACAGTAGAAATGGCAGATTTCCTAGCAGAGAATCTTGACTTCTGTTCTGGCTGGGAACGTGAGCGTTTGCTTGATTGGGTACAGTGGTTTGTGAATAATAACCGTTATTACGCTGTCAAGGCGAAAGGGCAGCTAGTTGGGTTGACATTATTGCGGATGGTGGACACTGAAAAGCAGTGTCACGAGCATTATAAGGATACGGAAGGGGGCATTTGTTATGTGGAAGCCTGTGTAAGCAGGTTTCCGCGCTGCATTAACCGGATGTACGAGATGGTCTGGAACAGATGGTCACAGACCGCACATAGTATGGCGTGGATGCGCCATAAGTATAACAACAGAGCGACAGTTGTCGATATGAGCAGAATTAAAAGACGTTTTTTAGGATAGTAAAATGGGCAAATCAACACCAGCACCACCAGCGGCCCCCGATTATAGCGAGGCGAATCGTGAGGGTATTTTCGCAGACATAGATACGTTGCCAACGCGCCGACTGATTGAGTCAGCAGCGCGTCAGGGGACAATGGTTGAGTACGAAGACCCTCGGACGGGGGAAATGCGTACTGCGGACTTCAGAGGCTTCGGAGATATTGATCTCACGAAGGCTGAGATGTCCGGCCTGATTGATCTTGTTCCGCAGTTAACGCAAGCCCAGCTAGACAATCTCGTTGAGTTCGGCCCACAGTTTGTTAACGCACAGCGGGAGCAGATGCAGCAGTTAGACCCAGAAGGGTTTGGCTTGCGGGAAGACTTTGCTCGTCAACTGCGTGAAGGGCGAGGGACAGCAGAGGAACTGGCTTCAGGAACGCAATACGAGGAGGTTGGTGATGCCCCTGAGTTGCGTACTGACACAGGTCAGACTGCCGAAATGCGGCGTCAGCTTGAGGAACAGGTACTAGACCAGCTAATGTCCGGTGAAAGGCTCACAGGAGCGCAGCAACGCGCATTAGAGCAGGGTGTACGAGGGGCTGCTGCTGCTCGCGGACAGGCTCTAGGAACTGGTGCTGGCTTACGGGAAGCGATTGCGAAGATGGAAGGCGGTATGCAGCTAGGTCAGCAACGGCGTGGCGAGGCTCTGGGCTTGCTGGCAAGCGGCCAGACTGAAGCTGATCGTTCCAACGCTATGGCGCAGCAATCGTTTGCTAATGCGATCCAGCGTGTGC